GGTTACCTAGCTTGTTTGTGAGGAACTAATGGCTTCTGACCGATTGAAGAAGGCATTGGCTGAAAACACTGCCCATCTAAGAGTATTGGCAGATCGATACACAGTAGTACTGGCGCAAGCTGAGCTTGAGATCAAAAAGGAAGAAGCTAAGGAGACTCCTTCACAGTGGAAGATTGAGGCGCTAATCAATATTCGTCAGCGGGTTGAGGAAAATCTGGCTCGGTTTAAGGCCGGTCCAGATTGGTTGCCGGGGTGGATGAGCCAACCCAGGAGTGAGTGAAGAATCGCTGATGGATCATTTACTGACATGTAGGTGCGGAGAAGTCATAGTTAAGTCCATGAATGGGGTCACCAAAATTAGAAACAAGGTTTTGGTGTTTCGTGATGGCAAGGGGTATGCTATCTGTAAAGGATGTGGTGGTGAACTACCTGTTCCTATTAGTCTTTCTATGGATAACACGGATCTTGGACCACGCCCCCGCCTATTTGTCAGCGAACTCGGTAAGCTAGCTCGTAGGACCCCCGCTAAATAGTTTGACACTTTGATTTAGAATCAGCTACAACCTTAGCAGATCAGAATACACGGAACTCCACAATGGGAGATCGGGCGCTGCCCGACCTCCTTTTTTGTTTTTGGAGCAACATGATTGATCTTGTTAAAAGTAATGAGTTTGGTTTTTGGGTTCCTATCGATCTTTGTAAATCAGAGAACGAACAAGCTGCTCGTGACGGCAAGGGTAGTCGTAGGATGATCCAGGGGATCGCCTCTACCGGCGACAAGGATCTTCAAGAGGAGAACGTAGACCAGCCTGGGATCGACTTTTCGTACTTTCTTGAGTACGGCTACTACAACAACGATCACAAACCTGGATTTGAAAACAAAGTTGGCGAGCCAATTGAGGCCAAGATCACGAAGGATGGATTCTGGACCAAGGGGTTTCTCTATGAGAACCACAAGGTTTCAGACGCCATCTGGGAACTGGCTCATGCCCTAGAATCTTCTGGGGCGACCCGCAAACTTGGGTTCTCGATTCAAGGCAAAGTTCTTCGTCGGGCTGGTAAGAGGATCATCAAGTGCTGGGTTCAGGATGTAGCAATTACGGCCGCCCCAATCAATACCAACACCTGGCTGGATGTAGTCAAGTCGATTAACGCTGTTCCGACGGACATGTGGTGCGCGTCGGCCAACGATTATGAGTTTACTCCTGAAGTCGTCAGTAAGTCATTGCTGAGTATTCCTTGCTCAAAAAGCTGTACTGATTGCTCTTGCAGGACAAAAGACAAGTCTTTGTCTGAGATCAGTATGGACTTGAGAAAGGATGACGACGAGCCCTCCAGCAAGAAGGCGTTTTCTACTTCTTCTGGAGCAGCTTTGGTCCCTGAAAGTCTGGATAGCAAGGCTAAGAACCAAGGTTATGCCTTCAAATCCATTTCTTTTAACGAGTGTGTTGAGTTGTTGAGAGACCAGCGCGGCCTTTCCAGAATGGAAGCTACCGTGTTGACTGAGGCGGTCTTTGATCTGAATGAGATCGCAACCAACTGAAGGAGGACAAGAGGATGTCTCAAGGAATTAGCGAGCGTGACTTCTTCAAGTCCCTGGAGAGGCTGGACAGCTTGGCCAATGGATCGGGGAGCATCAAAAAGTCCCAGATCTGTGCTGGTTCGGGCAATGAACCCCAGTCCTGGCCGGGCGGCGAGAAGGAAGAGATCGGCAACAACTGGGATGACAGCATCTCTGCCGACGGTACCGACTACGCGCCGGGTAGTGCGGCTCGTAAGTCGATCGCCTCAAAGGCAATGAAAGGTATCCCGCTTAGCGAGCGCGAAGTGGCAATCCTTAAGGGGGATTTTGGGCGCGATGGGGACGAGGATGAGGATGAAGATGAAAAGATGATGGCCAAGAAGCCTATGTCCGCCAAGGAAGAGGCTGAGGAAGAGGCTGAGGAAGAGGCTGAGAAGAGGGGCGGAAAGGGCGGCGCTCTGGCGGCCATGCTTGATAAGGATGACACCAAGAAGTCGTTTGGTGGAGCTGTTCAGTCCAGCGATACCCTGCAGAAGGGGATCGAAGTGTCGGACTTCCTGCTCGAACTGACCAAGGCCATTGGGGTCGGTCTGCAGGGGCTTGAGCAGCGCGTAACCAAGAGTGTTATTGGTGCGCTGACCCAGGTTCAGGGTGAGCAGGTTGAGTTCAATAAGAGCCTGGCTGACGCGGTGGTCAACATCGGTCAGGGGCTTTCGGGTCTGTTCCAGCAGACGGAGCAAGTTGCGGGTCAGCCGATGGCGGCTCCGCGTTCGCAGCTTCGTGCCATGGCTGGTGGACAGCAGGGTGTGCAGATTCTCAGCAAGGGTCAGGCCGAGGCGAATCCGATGTCTCGGATGAACAAGATGGAGATTCTGGACCGCATGGGTGATCTGGTTGAGAAGGGCCATGTGTCTCCGCTTGAGGTGATCAAGTTTGAGACCACTGGTGAACTCAGCCCGAATGCTCAGCAAGCTGTGGCGAAGTCTCTTAACGCGATGGGGCAGTAGCCCCTTAACCGACGCAGAAACAGGAGGAAGATCATGTACGGTCAGATCAGCCTGCGTCACTACGAGGGGCTAAACGGGTTCGGCTCTGCTCCTGCAGCAGATGTTTCTGAACTCAGTAAGGCCCTTGAGGCGGGCTACCAGGTGAGCGGCCAGACGGGCGGTAGCGCCCTTCGAGTTGAATCACTTGAAGCCAGCCTCAAAGTAGTGACCTACACCAATCATCATATCAAGCTATGGAAGAAGATTCCGAAGTCGCCAGCCTATTCAACTGTTGAAGAATATAATGAATTATCCTCGTATGGCGGATCTGGGTTTGCCTTCACGCAGGAAGGCGAACTCGGTCCTTCGACAGACAGTGTTTACGCAAGGCGCACCCAGCTTGTGAAATTCATGAGCACGACGCGCGAAGTGACCCATCCGGCCACGCTCGTTCATCCTGCTCATGGAGATGTGATTGCGCTCGAAAACCAGAACGGCATTCTTTGGCTCCTGGAGCGGATCGAAAACGCACTGTTCACTGCTGATTCTTCGCTGGCTTTTGACGGTGAAAGTGAGCAGTGGGACGGACTCGATGCTCTGATCGCTGCTTCCAGCTATGTTGATCTCGAAGGTCAGCCGATGCAGGAAGCTGATGTTGAAGAGGCGAGCAATCTGATCGTGGAAGCCTACGGGTACCCGACGGATCTGTTCCTGGGAACCCGTGATCTCAGCGATCTGACCAAGACCATGTACCCCCGCGAGCGGGTAGCCCTTCCGGCTCCGGTGAACGGGACGATTGGCCAGTCGGTTAATGCGATGGCGACCCAGGCAGGGACCATCGAGTTCAATCCCAGTGTTTTCCTTCGACGGCTCCCCACGCCCCCGAGTTCTCCCACGCACGCGAATGCCCCGGCTACCCCGCAGCAGATGTCCACCAGCAACACGGGTACGGATGGGGACTTCAACAAGGGCGCTCCGGCTGGGACCAACGAGTACGCCTACGTCTGCACGGCGTGCAATCGGTTTGGTGAGTCGGCGTTCTCTCCGGTAATGGCGTCCAACGAGTCGCTGAGTCAGGGCAACAAGGACAGCGGGCAGCATATTGCTCTGACGCTGACTAACGCGGTGACGATTGGTGCTTTCCCGACGGAGTTCTTCCGGGTCTATCGAACCAGCCCGATGGCTGGCAGTTCGTCCGTTCCGACTGGGGCAGCCAGCTACAGTCTGATCATGCAGGTCCCGGCTGCTAGTCAGGGCAGTGGTGGGACGACGACTGTCAATGACGTGAACTTCATCTTGCCGTTTACCAGTATCGCTTACATGGGCGAACTGACTCCGCAGGTGATCACGTTCCGGCAGTTGGCTCCGCTCATGCGGCTGGATCTGGCGGTGCTGTCTCCGGCGTACCGTTGGACCATCCTCATGTACGGGACCCCGATCCTCTTCGCTCCCAGCAAGTGGCTGCGAATGATCAACATCGGTCGGTTAGCGTAGTCGGATTGATCCCAGGAGATTGCTGTTCTCCTGGGATCAGCCCATAAAATGGACTGCATCATTTGCGGTAAACCAGTTGTTGGGACAAGCAAATCTAACGTTTGCAGTACTGTTTGTTTGCTCTCCCCATCGGGGGGAGCTAGAAGACGAAGGGGGTCTGGGGCAACAGGGGTTCTCGGTAAGATTCGTGGGATGTTGTTTTCAGAGACCCCAAAGGAGCAGGAGGTTCAGATGTTGAAGGTTGCTCATCCGTGGATTAAGCACAAGAACCTCGTAGAGAACGGGGTTGTGTTTTCGTTTAACAGCGATGGGGTGGCTACGGTTAAAGATCTTGTTGGCGCTCGCGAAGCGATCCAGATTCTGCTCAACAAGCAGCGTGGGTTTTTTATCCCCGATGCCCCGGTTGTTAGCCAGCCAGAGCCCTCCCAGGTAGTAGTTGCTGAGCCGGCGGCTGTGATTGAGCAGCCCAAAGAAGTAGTCGTTGAGCAGCCAGAAGTTCTCGCAATTGATCCGTTGCCTGTTTCTTCTCCTGTAGTAGAGGAAGAGGTGGGTGAGGCTCTTGCTGAGCAGTTGCAGCCATCCAGTAAGCTGGATGCTCATTCACTGAAGCACAAACACCCAATGCACAAGAAAACCTTCAAGGGTAAAGGAGATTGATCATGGCCGACATCCGGACGCTCAATGTGATCGAAGATTCTGGTTCCGAGGAGCTAAAGCGTCTTCGTAAGAGCTACAACGCGCTACTGGACAATCTCGGAACTTTTCTCGATGCGGCCGAGGCAGCTACTATTGTGGCAGATATTAACACGGCCGCTACCACTTTTTTGGCGGCCATTGAGGTGGATACGGCAGAGGTAATGAAGGTTGGCGGGCAGCCTGGTTTGTCAAACGCTCCTGCTCGTCCGTTGGTTTAGTTTCTGAAGTTCAAGTTCCAGCCCCAACTATGTGGGGTTCGGCTATGAGAATCTGCGATGCGCCCCTCCTACCAATGGGGCATTGATTCTGGAGGTTGGTCATGATGAAGCCTGGTAAGCCAGTGCATCCGTCTAACGGTGTGGGCACCGCTCCTGATGGATCTTCCTCTCCTGAGGGGGTGGAGGTTTCTTTTGACGGTGGTCCAAACCGTACCAGAGCTTCCACAATGGGGGTGCTCATCACCAACACCGATGTAGCCAACTCACTTGAGGTGAGTTTTGCTGATGGGCGGGATGGAACCTTCTTTAGCATCCCTTTTGGGGTGACTATTACTTTCCCGGTTGCTGTTCATCGTTGTCGACTGCGGGGAGCAGGTGGAACTGCCACCTACTCGATCCTGGGGCTCATTGCTTGATGGAGCGACCCAATGATCCTGCAGCCGGTTGCAGGCAGGGGAGGTAGTAGCGGTGAAGCTATCCCTGCTGTGTGTTCAGCTAGCGAGTCGGTGGGGGATGTGGTCTACGTGTCTGGTGATTTTGTAGGAGGAATAGCGCAAGTTAGGAAAGTGGACATCGACGACGCTGCGAAACGGATGGTGATAGGCGTGATCGAATCCAAGTCTGGATTAGACTGCGTGGTAAGGAGGAGTGGTCGAATTGACTCGGTGTACGCCGGGTTGACTCCCGGTAGCCCGTTGTTCGTAAACTCCTCAGCCAGATTGACCCACGTTGTTCCTGCACGCCCCCTATCTGGATCAAGATTAGCCCAGTCCGTAGGTGTCACTTTGTCCAGCACAACTGTACTAGTCGAGTTGTTTACTCCAATCATTCTAACAGCATGAGGATGAACCCGTGAGCACCAGTCCTAACCAAAAGAAGCCAAGAAGCAAGAAGTTGGCCCCCGTAAGGAAGGATCATGTTGACCCAGTTACAAAGACAATTGTCCCTTTGGACGAAGTACTGCGGGCTACTGAGATCGAAGTTCTCAAGTTTTGCAAGGCTGACGCCGAGCTAAGAAATGCCCTGCAAGGTTGCAGG